CTCCCATTTGAGCTAGCAAATTCTCTCTAGCTCGAACCTTCATCTCATCGATGTACCGAGTTCCTTGCCTCACATTCTGCACATATGCATCCAGCAGGATAGAACACAAATCTTCATACGATATCCACTCGGATATCGGGTCATGATTCATGTTATTTTCCAACTGGAATAAATATATATCAGTATGCAGCAATTTCTCAGTTCCAAAGACTCGACGAATTTTCTCCTTGTCAAGAATAGCTGATGGTACTCTCCCAGTTCCATACTTATGACTCATCTTCACAAATTCTGGTTTGGCCTTCACCCTTACTACAAAATCACGTCTCCGAAGCACTGCTTCAGGGTTGTTCATTTCTCGTAGATCAGGATCAGCCAAATTTGAAGTTATAAAGACAAGTTCAGATCGAAACCGAGCACTCTTCTTCTCCTCCAGTTCAGCGACATGAAGGGGAAAAGGCATGATGTTCGAGCACTGGATAATCTCACCAACCTGGCTACATTTGTCATTCCCAGGAATCTTTGCAGAAAAATCATCATAGATGACCACCTTGTGGTTAGGATTATATCCATCCCAGAAGTCAGTCTCCACATTACGGCAAAATATATGTTTAAATACTTTGTCGGGATCTGTACACTGACCACTTTTTGTCAATAAATCCACACACAAGAAGTTCACCAATGTTGACTTTCCAACGCTCGTCTCCCCATATAACCAAATGACTAGAGGAGGAACTCGAGGAGTATCCAGAAATTCTGATTGAGCTCTGTATGCATCCATTTTCTCTGCCTTCATGAACACTTCCAAGAAAGTATTCCACAAAGTAGGGGGTAATTTTAGCATAGCCAAATCTCTCTTGAACTTTCGTCCTTTTTCCAGAAGCTCCTGACATAGAGTCCTTTTATCCTCTTCCAGCACATGTCCAGTCGATTTGAATTCATCATACAACTCGTAAACCTGTGCTATCCAAGGACTCAAAGTTTCATCAACATTCAAGAGCTCTTTCATTCCAGATGTCACACCAGTGATTTTCTCTTCAAACCATTCATAAGCGCATTTAAATGC